GACACGTTAATCATAGGGCACTCTCCAAGGACGATGATGTCTTTTCCTTTAGTGTCGAAAAACAACCTATTTTTCATGTCACCATTTATGGGGATAGTAACCGAAATTTCTTTAGTCTTAAATACTTTACCGCTACTATCTGTAGTGCGAACTATCTTCTCTCTCCACTGACAACCCTTTATAACAAAGCGTTCCCAATAGAGGTCGTCGCCGTTCGTAGACCCCAAACTATACATTGTTATTGTGTCTGTGAAGTTCATTACATGCACCCCGTCAATCCTGTACCAGATAAAGCTTGTCGTACTGCTCGTTCTAGTCCGCTCTGCCACTCCGTCTCACTGACATAGTGCTCGGAGTACCCATCATTAGATACGATAGATACCCCCGATACACTTGCCCTTGAATGTAGTTCATGTATAACTAGAGCGATTACCCCCTTGACTCTATCATAACGATAATCTTCCGGATGCTCCTCTGTAACCTCTTCAATTCGGCCACTAGTAATCCCGAGCAGTATCACTTTCGCCCTATTATAGAGTCTGTCAACTTCCACGTCTTCATCGTTATAATAAGCCTGGTATTCCTCTGACATCATTGATAGCATGTTAACTACTTCTTTCCGCCCTTCTTAGGCTCTTCTTCTACGACCTCTTCGATTGGCTCTTCTTCTACGACCTCTTCGATTGGCTCTTCTTCTACGATAACCTCGTTAGTTGCCTCGTCGAATTCAAGTCCTATAACTCTGCTCATGATTTACCTCCTATGCTACTTGCAAGCTCCAGCGATACCGTTAGCCTTGTTAACGTACACATCTGCGATACCAACTTCGCGGAAGTTGAACTGCCAACCATCTGCGTCCTTGTTATCCTCTGGAGCGATTGCCTTGTTAACGTTTCTCTTCTGATACTGGATAACTGCGGAAGGCTCAACAATTAGGAAGTCGAGCGACTTACCTGTAGCAGCCTTCTTGTATCCGCCCTTCTCCTGTCCGCTTGTCTTTCCGTCGTTTACCTCGATAGCAGTGAAGAATCTGCTTGCTGGAACCTTCTGAACGACAGCGAACTGCTGTAGGATTTCTTTCGACTTAGTTGTATCTAGGTCTCGAATCATTCCGTACACTGTTGGTGATACGAATAGAATTCTTCCGTCCTCTGGAACCTCGTTGTCGGTCATGGTGTCGTATGCCTTAGCAATCGCCTTGATAGCGGAAGCGCCATCTGTAATAGCGCTAGTTGCGATATTAGCACCTGCCTTCTTGCAGTAGTTCGCGAATCTGAATGCGTCTAGCTCTGGGATTACCTTAGTTCTCTCAAACTCAGATGATAGTCTTCCAAATGCAACTCCTGCCGTTGATGCATCGTCTTCAGCATCTACGAGGAACTTACGACCTCTATCGAAGTTACACTTAACAGTCTCGTTGGTGAGTTCTACACTTCCCATAGTGTATCCTGCAGAACGGTCGTAATCTGCAAGTCCATCCATGTCAATCTTAGGAATAACAAGCTCGTCTGCATTCGCGCCCTGCTGTGCTAGCTCTGGAGCACCGTCGAGTACTGCAGTAACAGAGGATGTCTTGTACACCTCGTCTAGTAGGTCAACGTACATTTTGAATTTTGAAATCTGATTTGCCATTGTTTAGTTTTCCTTTCCTGTTGGTTTGAGCCCCATAACAGCTCTTGCAGTTGCCATAGCTGCGTCATTTCCGTCTGTGCCTGTATCAGTTCTGCCCGATGAGTCTATTCTTGCTCCAGACGGCTTTGCGTCTGATCCGAACAAGAACGATGTATCTTCCGATTCTTTCAGCGCCTTAATTGCTGCGTCGATGTCGTTAGTCCTGTCCTTGCTCGCCTTCAGCTCGTCGAGTTTTAGCTCAGCTCTGATACTTGCCGTCCTTCTTCCGCCAGCCTTGGTAATCGCATCATCTAGGAGCTTGTCAAACTCCGCGCCCTCTAGTTTGCTCTGCATTTCCTCGATTGCCTTCTGGTGTGCTGCATCCTTCTCCTGTGCTGCACTTGTTAGCTCTGCAATCTGTTTCTGTAGCGATTCCTTGTCGCCAGCAGACGCCTTTAGGTCAGCGATAGACTTACTCTGTTCGTCAAAGTCAGCCTTTACTTTGTCATACTGTTCCGCCTTTTCTCTTAACGGATTAACCTCCGCATGGTGTGCGTTTAGTAGCTTCGTAATCAGCTCTTCGTCCGTAATGCCTAGCTGTTTAATTGAGTCTCTTGTTAATGCCATTGTGATATTTCCTTTCTTTTAACGTCCAAACAAGCCCTTATGTTCAGACCAACTTGTGCCAGACCTCACCTTTAACGCCGCAGTCCAAGGGCAATAAAAAAGCACCGCTTCATTGCGATGCTAATTAACGTATTTAGTTTTTGTGTTATGTTCTATACCATTTTGATACTTTCTACTTCGTCAACAGGAACTACAATATATGCTCCTTCGATAAACAATTCGAGCTCATCTTTCCCAGACTCCGTATCGTAATCAGGAGCAATGGAATCAAGCTCACCTGCAATCCCCCTGCCGTCAGTGCGCATAACCAAAACCTTTTTTTCAATATATTCTTCAAAATCTTTTGCTATCATATCGTGTACCTTTGTTTCTTTCTTATGTAATCGGGCACTATGTGAACCCCTTTTTGTGAATAATGAATCTTAAAGACATTTGTTTCTTGCGTTTTGCCATTAAGATTATTTACTACAACTCCTATATTTTCATCGTTTGTGACGATTAATTCAGTGTGAGTCCAATTACCGTGACTATCATAAAGATTTACTCCTTTCCCAGCGTATTTTGCCACAAGTTCCGATATTTTATCAGGCGATATCGTGAGGTATGAAGGCGCATACGCTCTTGTCTCTGACAAGTTTTTATACGAATTTGTACCAACTACATGCTTATCTTGTGCTGGAGCAATCTTAGTTAAATCATAATTTGACAAATTTTCCTTTTTATCTAAATGGATAACGTGTTCTGTCGGTGTGATTATATCATTTTTAGGCTTAAATACCAAGTTTTGTTGATATTTGACTATGTATTTTCGCAGTTGTGCATCTGTATTACCGTCCATTAAAGCTTTGGCTCTACGCACACCCTCGTCATAAGACAAGCCCTTTTGCTTGCGGGCAAAAATATCAGTTGCATAATGTTCCAACTGTTTTCTGTCTAATTTTTTAACAGTGTCTTTATCAAATCGCTTTAATGTCCTGTTATTATCAACTACAGTATTTTTGTTATAAACTGTAGTTGTAGGCTTAATATACTCAAAATCTCGCTTATACCCCTTTACGTAGAGTCGTTCGAGGTTCTGCTTAAGCCCCGCCTTACTGCAAAACCTTGCGTATCGCTGCTCTTTTGCCTTAATTGCCGCTAGCCTTGTCTCATCTCCGCCTATGTACTGCCTCTTGAGCTCTCTTAGCTCCCTCTCGAGTCGCCTCTGTACTTGCGTTGCCTGGTAATATGTGTAGGTTCGTCCGTCAACTGTTACGGGCTCAGGGTCTTTTACGATTGGATTTGGTTCAGATATGCCCTCGAGAAACGGGTAAAAAGTATGCCTGCAGTTATACCCACACAAGCCTAATGGATCGTCCGGGTACCCTGTAACGTCAGACAGTTTATATATCTTGTAGCCGAGCCTTTTCTCTTCTTCCGGATGTTGCCTACCGCTTATGCTATACACTCTTCCTTGCCAGTATGCGTGGTCAGCATGTCCATCACCTTCACGGGCCCCTGCGTGTGAGGATACCTCTACGAGGTCGGTACCGAGCTCTTCGGTGTTGCTCATTGATATTTGTGCTGCCATTTGACCGAGTGTAGTCCTAACCGCTAGTGCAGCAGCTACATCAATGCCTCTTGAGATACCCGAGCCAAAGTCAACGTGTCTGATTCCGCTTTTCTCGAGGTCTGAAACTACCTTCTCTGTTGCTTGTCCGCTTGAGAAAGCACCCGTAGCTACGTTCATTATTGCGCTATCCATCGCATGACTAAACGCATTATCTATTCTTACGGGCGCCCCGACGAATTTAAAGCCAGTAGAGTGGGTAAGGTTCTTTAGTTCATGACCAAGTCGGTGTGATGCTGTGGTGTTTATCTCAGCGAGTTCCGAACTATGTCGGAGATGTCTCCCCTTCGACTCCCAGAAGGCTAAATCGTCGTTAAATGCCATTGTACCAGCTCGGCTTACAATATCATCACCACGCTCTTTTGCATCCGCTACAAGCTGTTTTATGCGGTCTCTGACAGCCCTCTTGTATTCGAGTGTGTTCTTCGCAATCATAGCTTGATATGCTTTGTCTGCTTTGAGCTCACGCATGACCTTGTTCCGAATCTCCATTGGCTTATATCCCAAAGCCTCGAGAGTCTTTGCCTGTAGCTCTGCAGTTTCTGTCCAGCGCGATTCCTTGCGGACTCTACGAGCGATGTCTTGTATAACGTCTTGCTCTAGTTCCTGGAACAGCGGTATCATTTCTGCAGATAGTTGCTCCTTCTGTCTATCCGATAGCATATCGAATTACTCCTCTATAGGTTCAGTCGGATCTGCCTCAGTTCCACTCCCAGCGTACCACGCAAGCGCCTCGTCATCAGATAAGTTGTACTTTTCCTTGAGGTAATGGATAACGAGCTTTGGCAGTCCGAACGTCTGCGCATCCTGTCTCATTGCTTCAAGTTCGCTCTGCCTATCAATAATAAAACTGTCGTCGTATCCGATTGTTACTTTGGAATTGAGTGCGTACTGAGTCTTATTAAATGCATTTGAGAACCACAACAGAGCCCTGATAGTGTCCTCTATGTAGTCGGTTAAATTCTGCCTTTGTTTGTTAAGTTCTTGCATCGAGTCTTGTTTAGTTCCGATGTACTCCGTAGCGGTTTTAATCTGACCGTTCTCAAAGCTATACTTCCTCGAACCGTAACCGAACTTAAGTGATAGCAGAGAGAGAGCAAGCTCTAGCGCCTTCGTAATGTCGTCTATTCGAATTTCAGGATTTACCTCCTGTATAAGCGAGCCTTCCTCTGGGAGAGCCTGCCCCATAGAAACGAACAACTTCTTGTGCTGCTTGTTCGGAGTTATAGGCTTTCCGTTCTCATCAAACTTACAAAGAGCTTCGTTGTATAGAATCATCTTGTCTGATTTATCAAGGTCACCGAACAGTACATTAAAAACTAAATCAACGACTTTCAATTCTAAAATGGAGCCATAAAGCTTTGGAAGTCCGTAGCCTTGCATTCCTGTAAGGTTATTAACAGCAGCAGTGGTTAACACCGCAAAAGGCTTGATTGCGCCCAAAAGAATCTCAATTCGCTTGTTCGTTAACTCTTTGCCTTCGTAATCTAACACAACTGTTGTTGCTCTATAATTTTCCTCGACAAGCTCAAAAAGAACGATTGTAGTCTGTGCCTTGCCGTTTATGGTGTCCTCAGAGGCAAAGGCGCACTCAGTAACAACACCCTTCTCGACCCTTAATGGGAATATGCCTTTAGGCGGAACATACACAAGTTCGACTTCTCCACCCTGTAGCTCTTGTGTATCTAGCACATCAGCACCAACAACTCTTACATAAATGGCCGCAGTTCCTTCCGCAGCAATTAACTCTAGCTGCTGTCTGATGTTCTTCTGGAAGTTTTCAGCCTTTAGAACATCATTAATGTAGTCATTACTCGGCTTATCCTCGATTGTCAAGTCGACCACTTCGCATAGATTCGCATCGTCTTCACAGGCCCTTTTTGCGAAACCAGTACGAGCCACCTCGTACTTCTCCCCATTAACCGTACAGCGGTCGTGGAATCCTTCGATTGGTTCCGTCTTGTACCAGCTGTCGCAGATGTCTATCAGCTCTAGAGCTTTTTTATTCGTCCTGTATCCTCTCTTGTTAAGGAACTCAATAATATGCGTTCTCACTTACGTCCTCCTATAGGATGAAAATAATTTATGAAGTAACTCCATGAATAGAAGTCAGCATCGTATGTATCTACGTCCGTTGAGAAGTCATCAAGTAACTTCTCATCTTTGCTTTTGCTGTCGTACACCATTTCACTAATTGAATCTGCGATCGGTTCGCAGAAGTCCTTTACCCACATGAAACGTCCTGTATTTATGACAGCATTGTATGCTAGCACTCTGTCGCTAAACTCCGTCTTACGGCACCCTTTCACGTTAACACCAATGCGGTTAGTCGTACTGTATAGTGCTAGTCCATTCAGTATGAGTTGCTCCGCATTGTCAACGAATGCCGCAATTATTGGTATGCCTGGATAAAGCGCCCTGACTTCGCCAACAAACTCTCCAAAGGTGCTGTAAATTTTCTCAGGATCAACAGTGCCTTTGCTGTGTACGATTCGTTTGTAATGCAGTCGTATCTGTTTGTTAAATCCCTTTGTAAATCCTGTAGCAACGAATGGTGTGTGCGACTTCGTTCCGCCTATATCTAGGCCTATAAAGATTTGCACTAACTTATGTGCGTTTTGCCTCTCTCCAACTGGATTTAGAGGCATAAGCTCATCGTAGCTGATTGCGTACTTATCTGCATCATCTGCAAACTGTGGATGTACAAGTCCTTCAGCTCCAACCCATAACCCTTTTATAAAGCGCTTAAAAAAGACACCAACGAATTGGCGTCTATATCGTTCCTTTATTGCTTCCGATAACGACAGATTGTCGTCCATAGTGAAGTGTAAGTATATGAGATCCTTGTCGTCTGCCTTGTCTATCCAGTTGACTTTGAACCAGTGACGTGGTCTATCAGGATTGCAATTAAACCACCACTTAGACCCCTCTACCGAGCATCTAGCTGTTGCCTGGTTAACAAAAGACTCAGGCATCAAAGCGACCTCATCGAAGAAGAACCCAGCCAGTGTAATACCCTGTACAAGGTCTTGCGAACGTTCGTCCTTGCCCCCGAAGATGTAATAATAATTCGTTACACCGTTGCGACTTACCTCGAGTAGGTTGTCGGCTCTATGATCCTTGAACCTATAGCCCCTAGCGAACAACATTAGCTTGAGTGGCTTTAGTACGTTTCGCCTAAAAGCTCCGATTGTCTTGCCAGCCATACCGAAGTTCTCGCCATCGAATGTCGACATTGACCAAATAACGTATGACAATGCCATCGATACGGTCTTGCCAGAACGGATAGCACCATCTGCAATAATTCCGTTTTTACCCTGTACAGGTGACTCTGGAAGCCACCACGTAAGTACCTGCTTCTGCTTCTTGCTAAACGGTTTAAATCTGAATACTTGCGCTAATCTTCCCATACGTCCGTAACCTCGCCCTTAAGTGCCTCTATAAATCCATCGTCTCGGTAAGTATCTGCGCCATCGTCTCCCTTTGCTTTAGCAGTCTGAGCCTTGATTAAATCTATGCGTGACTTCTGCTCTTCTGTTGCCATATCCCAATCACGATGTAACATCTCGTCATACTGCTTGATTAAGCTCCGTAGCTCACCTTGAGCCCTTGCTTGTGCCTTGAGGAAGTTATTCTGTTTGTCCCATGCGTGCTGCACTTCCCACTTCGCGCCGATTACATTGCCGTCCCTCTCTTCAACTCTCTCAATCGTCTTATCGTCTTTATCCTTCACATACGCAATCCTCTGCGCTCTGATAATGGCAGCATAAGCAATCTGAACCTGATGCCACAATAGGTCAAGTGGATTAGCCTTTTCAACAGCCTGTACGATATCAAGTGTTTCCTCCGGGAGATACTTTGAAAAGAATCCGTACTTCTCGGCGTTGGTATTCTTTTTAGGAGCACCCGCACCTTTTGCATTTTGATTGCCCCGAGGTGCGCCTTTGCTTTTACGAACGTTCGCTTTCTTTTTATTCGAACGTTCGGCATCCCAGTTATAAACACTCTTCCACCGCCTTACAGTTCCTTCTGGTAATTCCATCTTTTTAGATATCTCTATCAGCTTAAAGCCTTTATTGTATAGAGCCTCGGCTTCATCTGCTTTAGGATTCCTCGCCTTTGGCATTCAGCCTCACCTCTTCCCTTTGTTTGTTTTGTAAGTATTAAAAAAGAGCCCCTAAGGACTCTTTGGTGCTAATCTATTTTCAATATTCCTTTTTGATTTATCAAATCAATACAAGCCTCTCTGTTTAAATCTCCATTCTTAAATTTTTCAAACATTTTAAGGAATTCTTTTGTCTCAATTATCAACGAGCCATATTTATTCTCGGCTTTATCTATCTGTTGTTGATCTACAGGAACTCGTTCAGCTACAGGTATTTTCCTTTGGCTGTCAATAATTAAAAGCCTTATCACATCATCCTCACTTACACTGTTCTTTTCTGAAAAACTAGTAAGATGATTATCCAGCTGAGATAAATGTTGCGTAGTTACTTGACTTGTTACACCTTTCACTTCGCCAATTACGAATTTATCATCTAACTTGAACGTAAAATCTTCTTTCTTCACATCTGTAAATTCAGACAAGTCTATATCAAATAGCTGTTCTATCATATCCTTTACAACATCAGCTAATTCATCACCCTGTGTATACAAAATAGATTTATATCTTTCGTTCTCGATAAGCTTTTCATTGGCAGCTGTTATTTTTGCTTCTTGGTCTTTGATTTCCTGCTCTGCTATTTTAATCTTTTCTCTTTGAATTACATCATCAAACATAGTTACGTCCTCCATCCAATCAGGAACGTTTTCTTTGTTCTCTTTAATCCAGCCAATTCTTTTTAAGAATAATTCCAGTTGTTCATTATTTAAAATTTCTAAAGTTGTGTAGCAACAATTTTTATCATTAGTTGATACTATTCCAGATTTATTTGATAATTTTTGTCTCTGGTTATCCGAGTCATTAATTAAGAAATCAGAATTGAATTCTTCACCATCTATTATGGTTTTTGACTTGGCATATTTTAACCTAATGCTGTAGACCAACAAAGGATTTAAAACACCATCGCTTAGAGCTTCAACCATATCTTTTAAATCAATATGTTTATAATATTCATTAGCACTTTTTCGATCATATCTAAAGCTGCTATTCTGTGGCAATATTACTAATGCCTTAGATGTGTTTTCATAATATATTTCTTTGATAATTTTACTAATAGACATAAAATCCTTTTGGCAATTCACATACGTTGTATACCTATCATTATTTCTCCAAATGTATTTATCCGTTAAATCTAAAATATTAATATCAAATTCATTAAAATGCGAAAACCCATTAAATCGTGTCTCCGTGATATCTTTATTTTTAAATTTATTAGTGTCTCCATTTAGAGTAATGTGCTGAATTTTCATTATCTATCCTCCCTACAAGACTATGCCCTGATTGTATCACATCGAAAAAGACGTGACTACCTGCCACGTCTCTTAATGATTTAAGTCTTTGTAAGGAAAACTCGGGTGTGGGGACTGTGCCCCCTTTCCATTTATTTCAAGTCTAGCATAAATCAAGTCAACCCTGTATTTCAACATGAAATCGTATGAAATCGCATGAAATCATATGAACATTTTTTTTACAACCCTGCGATCGATGTTATAGCAGTGTCTCGCCGAATATTGCACAAGCTCTCCGATTTTAACCCAATCGTAGCCGTATATGTATCTAAACCGTATTACGTCCCTTTCAAGTGGATCAGGTAGCTCTTTTGCGAATACCTCGACTTTAGATATAAGTGGGATCAGCTGCGCCTCCAGCTTCTCTATATCTCTTTCTAAATCGACCGCCATATCCGGATATATGCTCGACTTTGCACTTATGCTGGTTTGCACTCGCTCTTTGTATTCAATTGCTCCGCCCATAGCCTTTGCCTCATACAGGGCGTGTCTTTCCTGCAGCGTCCGAATCTGCTTGTGTAGTTCCGGCATAGATAATAGTTCCTCTTTAGTTATCACGCTCATTGCCCTGCTCCTTCGCAATCCTAGTAAGCTGCCTCTGAATCTTATAGTCCTTGTAGAGTTCCACGACCTTATCAGCACACATAAGTTGCTTTATTTGTTCGGTCATGATCTCAACGTCAGCAATCTCTTCGATGATCGACTCCTCGTCTTTAGACTCTATCGCCTCTATCAGCTCGTTAAGTTCCTCTTTGCACTTCTCTAGCTGGTGAAATTTCCCATAGTGGTATGCTATGTATTCCAAATCCTTGTTAATCATTCTGCACCTCCTAACTGCTCTGCGTATCGCTGAGCCTCTTGCAGTGTGTCGAATCGCACCGTCTCTCGTTCCCTTGCGTATACGTAGTGTCCTCTAGTCGCCCACCTACAACCACTAGTCAGCCTGATTGCCTCTCGCTCCGTAATCACCGTTACCCCGTGTGGATTCGGAACGGGTATATATTCTTTCGTGTGTCTAAAAGCCCCGTAGGACTCTGCAGTTAATATCCATTTAGCCATTCTGTGCCTCCTTAAGGTCAATATAGTCATACTGACCTTGCCTATAAGCATGTGCGAATAGCGCACCTAAGTAGTTATCTATAAATCTAATTGTAAGTGGTCCGTTATATTCTTTTTCTGACACGGGGAGTACACCTATTAATTCGTTACCTTTGCGATACCCTAGCATACGTGTATGATACCTTTTAGAGTCCCTAGGGCGATAAGACGCAACTAGTATCATTTCGTCTGACATTTCTGACAATTCCCTTATCGTCATCGGTGTTGTTTTATTCATCGCTTTACCTCTCTTTCGCTATTTTGTCATTTATTACAAAACACATCACTAAAGTTGTTGCTATATCTAGTTTGTCACCAATTTGTACCAGCATGTCACCAAGTTATTTTTCCGTGTATCGCAGTTATTTCAAGACCTGTACCAGAAATACCGTTGTCACCAACTTTTTTTACTTGCATATATAAGAGATATATTTTTTAAACTTTTTTTGTTTTTCCTATATATGTGTAAATATTTTTGGTGACATTGGTGACAAGTATATTTTTAATACTTATAACCATTGAAATATCAACGTTTTTGTTGTCACCATTTTTGTTAAATATTTTTGGTGACACTTGGTGACATTGGTGACAATTCTTTCTCTCTAGCCCATATAAAATCCTTTTTGACTGATATACACCTTGGTCTACTTGCTCCGATCCTCACAACTTTGTCTTTTCGTCCAGGATTCGTAACTAGTGCATTTCTCTTATCTAAATACGACACAAGTCGTTTGTAATTAATGCCTACCTTCTGGCAATCTGCTCTTAATTTCGAGGCAATAATATCTATTGTGTCCGCTGAATCTGCTACTCCGTATACGTCTGGTACGTTCTCGTCGAATTTGTTCCAATTCTCGGCAATCCAATCATTTAACCACTCAACCGCCCTCAAGTCTTGCGATGCATCGTCATGCGTTGCGATGTAAGGCTCTAGGTCTTCCGCTATAAAGCTAGGCGGTTCGTTTAGAATTATTGTGCTGTAGAATGCCTCGGCCACTACGACGATAGATGCTGCAAGGGCTTGTTTGTCTGTAAACCCTTTTTCGCTATATTCGGCAAAGACCGACTGCTGTGCGGTCTTAATCTTCTTCCGTGTCTTGGTATCTAGCGCCTCTACGAATTCTCGTCCTGCGTGTCCGTAGTTCGACTTGACTGCCTCAACTATCTTCATTGGATCGCTGAAGAGGTCGTCTTGGCACTCAATTTCAAATACACGGTTCTTTGCTCCGCCTCCACTCAGTTCGCCTGTAATTGGTTGCTCTCCGCTCGATATAAAGCAGTTTCGCCAATTTCTAGAGGCTTGTATGCCTAGTTGTTTATTAGATCTACTTTTCCCAGAGCCTTCGCATAGTTCATAAATCAAACTATCGAAGTTGTCACTCGCTCCAGCTTTAATCTGTAGCTCATCACATATAACGGGCATGCTATATAGGGTCGATGCAAGAATTTCCTGTGCGACCTTGGTCGAATTAAATGTCTTTATATATGATCCGACGTCGGGCTTTCCCCATACTGATGCAGCTATCATCAGCGATACGGTTTTACCTCCTCCAGAAGCGCCCCAGAAGTGAACAAAGAACGGTAGTGCGTCCAGTGGTTCAATTAGAACCGATGCGAATGAGGCAGCTAGAGCGACTTTTGGCGCTATCTTATTGGAATTTCTGACAGTCTTAATAACCTCTTTCCAATCCTCTATAGTGCCGTTCGCTTTCGTTACGCATTGCTCTAACTCTGGGTAATTATCATCTGCATCGAATTCAATGCCATCTACATACGGTGAAAAGTCTTTGCCAATCCAACCGAATCGATTAATACTTTTGATTTCAATAATCTGGTCATAATTGGTATCCTCAAAGTCCTGTAGATAATTGACTAACAGTGCTGCGTTGGTACTTGATACCGATACACCTTTATTCGCTAGGGCAACAATGCTCTGCGATGAGGTTATTCTTGATTTTGGGACGATGAACGATTGAAGTCGCTCTAGTTCCGAGTCTCTCGAGTAGGTTATTTCAAGCTTTATTTCGCCTATAAGGCAGTCAATAAATCGTTTGGATATGTATATCGGGTGACTGCACGCAAGCTCCATAGTGGTCTTCTGTATTTCTCCTGTACTGGTTAATACCCATCTAGTCGGCATGTTGAATCCAGCGATTGAGCCTACACTCGATACCGCCTCACCTCGTAAGTAGTCCGATACGATCGCATTAAAGGCTTTTGCTCCAAGTCCTAGCTCTTTCGCCTCTCTCTTGAGCTGAACTAGTAGCACTTCCCTCTCGCTAACAGTTCTGTCGCGTAATCCAAGCTCTTCAAATACGGTTCCGTCTGCAAAGTCCGACAGCGAGAAGGTCGTTGTTATTTCGTTGTTTTTCATATTTATGCCTCCTTGTGCTGTCCTCTGTTGCGAGCGAGTTCGTCCTCATATGCGACAATGTCGTCTAGGATTTCCTCTAGTCTGCTAGCCTCTTCATAATCGCCATTTTTAAAAGCGATGCGGTGCTTTTCGGTTAGTTCTAATACTTTTGCCCTGCGAGCCTTTTTTAATTTCTCTCGGGCTGATTTCTGTCGTTGTGCGGTGGCTATAGCTTTGTTGTTCTTTGGTGCGTTTAGTTTTGTGTCGATTCCGAGTCCTAAGTCTCTATTGATTCGCTCTATAGCCTCCATAAAGCTGTCGCCGTAGAGATTTTGAATAAAGTCGAACATATCGCCACTCGCACCGCATGCCCAACATTTATATCGCTCGTTCTTAATTGATAAAGAAGGGTGATTATCAGAGTGGAACGGACAGAGAGCTTTACCCATGCGGTCGAACTGCATACCGTAACACTCCATTACGGACTGTAGGTCTATTTTGTTTTTTATAAGGTCCGCTAATCTTGCCTTACTCATCTTTTTCCTCCAATAGTTCTAAAATCCTTTGTCCTGTGTTCCTTTTGTGACAGAACTCTACTCGTAGTGGGTACTTATGACACCACGAGACGAGAACTCTATATACTTGCTCGCCTCTGACTACTCCTCTAGGCGCTGTCCAGAGCATTAAGTCTTCTATCGTCTCGACTCTGATTGTCTTCTCTCTATCCTTATAACTGTTCTGTTCGACGAGTAGGATTAACTCGCCACCCGTCGCCTTAACTCGTTCTAGCTCTTGTTTGAACCTCTTACGGTCTCGTGTGCAGTTCATAGCTAATTCAGATATGTTATGCTTGCGGTCAACTACCTTGTTCGGTCTTGCGTAGTCCATATAGTCACCGAAGTAGAGTTTTGAAACATCGTACTTGACGTTATTCTTCGCGAAGTGGTTCAGTATGCCACTGATTGCCTTCGGTTTTTCGCGACTGTCGATTAATAGATACATTTTGTTATTCTCCTTTGTATGGTTCGGGTAATGGCATCCATGCGGTCACGCCCGTCATTTCGTCACCTGTGCCAGAGAGGTAAACGCCATCAGCATCTTCATCGAAAGAATCAACCCAAATACATATCCCGTTTGTTACAAGGACATCTTCGTTATATTCTGGTAGATTCTCAATCATGTATGACCAATCGAAATTGGCATATTCTTCCTTTTCTTCTGGTGTTAAATTTCTAAAAACGAGTTCGTTCCACTCTGGGTTATATGCTTCCATCTCTAACCTCCACATTAATAATTCATATATAGCGTCTCAATTCTCCGCCTCGAGCACTCGGCTGTAGTTGATTTATGTTCTTTTCTCCAACCTATCAACTCTGTGTTATACAGCTCGTTTTCATACGCAGAGATCATGATTTTACAATCACTTTCTCTGACAATTTGCAGTAGTTTCATGTGCTGTTCATCTGTCATTTCGTGGTTGTATAGGTACTTCTTCCTTGTATCCTGCAGATATGGTGGGTCGATGTAAATAAATGTATCTTCGCCATATAGGTCACTTATAAGTTCAAGTGCGTCCTTATGCTCTATCTGCGCATTTTTCAATCGTTCAGTTGAAAGCTGTATTGTGTCTGGTAGTTTTGCCCATGCTTTGGCGGGGTTTGGGCTCGCCGCCCCTATCCCTCGTCTGTAACCGTTTTTGTACTTATTGCCACATCCGAACCCCTGCCAGCATTTCACCGCAAATCTGCGTGCTTGCTCTAGGTCTGATACAGGTTCGTCCATATATGCGGCCGAGTATTCCGTACGTGAGCATGGTGTTGCATATATTAATTTACAGAGCTCTTCAGGATTTCCTCTAACAACCTTGAAGAAGTTATATATATCATCATCGAGGTCGTTCAGGATCTCGTTATATGCTGGCTCTTTATTAAGGAACACTGCGCCACTGCCTAGAAATGGCTCGCAATACACCTTGTGCGGTGGTATATGGCTCACTATCCAAGTAGCTAACCTGTTCTTCGCTCCTGGATACTTGAGTAATGGGTTCATTTTATTACTCCTCCTTAAAACGGAACATCTTCCTCTATCTGCTCAAATCCGTCCGCCTTCGGTTCGCTGTTGTTGTCTGATTTCTTACCGCAGAAATCGAAGTCTTTTACGACGAAATTCCAAACTGTACGGTCATTACCGTCCTTGTCCTTGTATTTGTTCTGTTCCATTCGTCCATGACACGCAATTTCAGAGCCTTTAGAGAAGTACTTATTTATTACCTCAGCTCTTTTGCCAAATATTGAACACGGGAAAAAGTCCGTTCCGTCTCCGTATTCTCTGTCTATCGCTACCGAAAAGCGGCATACCGACCTATCTTCTCCATTGCTATTTTTAAAAAACGCGAGCTCTGGATCTCTCGTTAATCTGCCCTTTATTACACTTACATTCATTTAGTTGTCCTCCTCATATAGTTCGTACTCTATAGGCTCTGTTAACACCTTTGTCTCTTTGCAGTAATCACAGTTCTCACACCTACTAGGCGGAATATCACCGAACTTAATTAATGCGTATCGGTCTATCTTCGCTTCTACTCCGTGAGCCTTTAGTGCAGCATCTAACATGTGTTGCGGTATGTGAATTACTGCGATATCTGGTGTAGGTTCTTTCGTTGCCGCTACGATATAGAACGGTAGCGGTTCGGTTCGCCCTGTCGCAATCTGCTCAACTCTCTGGTAGATTGCTCCCTGTAGGTCATAGCCCCAAAATTGTATCCAGGGCACTCTCATACCGAGACGAGGATCATATATAGGCTCGAAGTCCTTAACGATTTTGAGGTCCACAATTCGCTCATCTGGAACATATGCGTCCATCTTGATTTTCCAATCATAGCCGAATAGGTTTGCTGACATAATGACTTGCTTGTCACCCTGTAGATACTTCATCATGAGCGGATCGCTTTCGATTCGATTGATAATCTCCTCGGCCCTTACATAGTCAGACTTAAGTGTTCCGTCTTTTTTTAGTAGCTCAGGGTGTTGTGCTTTAAAGATATCAAGCGTACTTTCAAAATGAGCATCTACATACGAGCCGACGAGTAGGGCGGTTGTTTTCGCCCTCTCGTAATTTCCTGTAAGCTCTGCAAGTGCACAATTTTCGCATTTTTCAAAAGACTTAAATTGCGAAACTCCGAAGTACTGCATTTGCGCCTCTTGGCTGAAATAATTTTCTGCTGTTAAAATCATAGATAATTAACCTCCATGTCTTCTCCGTTATATAAGTGTAGATATGCCCAATGCTTTACATCTTGTGCTAGCCATCTCTTTGCCTCTGCGCTATACATTGCAATTCTGATGTTGCGTGTTCCTTCTCGTTCGGTCTGAACTAGGTAATATCCTGTAATGCTAGGATTTTGCTCTGATACGTGCCTCCATGTAGATGCTGCGAACATCGAACCGAATGCCTCTGGGTGAGCTTTAGCAATTGCCATCGCATCTGCCATGCCTTGCTCGTAACCTTCTGTAAACTGCTCTCTTGCTAGCTCCATGCCCTATACCTCCTCCGTCTGTTCTTCTTGTGTAGGTTCGGTCTGCTCTGGCTCGGTACTCTTCTCCGCTCTAGCCATTGCACAATCCATGCAGAGGTATTCGCCATACTTCACCTTGGCTCTCTCCGCAATCGCCTTAGCTGTGTACTTGCCCGAGCCGACAATCTCCGCACCGCACTCGTTGCAGAATAGTTCCTTGCTCTTAGGCGCATAGTCTCTGATTCGGAGCGCATCGGTGGTCGTGCCAAACGCGTTAACCTTCTCAGTGTAGATTGCGATTCTGATTCCGCTCCACTTCTCAACTCTTGTTGTCCCAGCAACCTTACTGATTCGCTGTGAGTTGGTCGAGTTGAGTATCATAGGCTTGAGCCCTCTATCGGTGA